TACGATTATTGTCTGCATATTCTCCATCAGCAATTCTTTCACCTACCATCTGAAGAAGCAATCTACCAGTCGTAGCGTCTGGGTTGATGGATACACAGACTTCTCCGTTGTTATAGTCATCGGTATATACAAACGAATCATTCTTAACGCTTGTTACTGTCCCTAGCGATTTATTTTCTGGAGTCCTTTTAACTACATAATGTGTGTTTGTATCTGCCTTCATTGTCGGATATTCATAACCCGAAAACGTATTGCTAATTTGATACGGCGTTCCTTTGTATAGTGTTGCATCTAGCAATGCATCCACAAACGGTGTATTACTTCCAGTTTGTTCTAAGCCTGGATCGTAGTTTTGATTTTTAATCTTCAGCGTGGACCAAGCAGTTCGATTATAAATCTCATAACCTTTTCGCCACTTGACCCAATCACTTTCAAGATTCCACTGATCGATTATGCTTCTTTGAACCGTAGAACCAAATTCCCGATTACTTGGGTAGAAACCAGAACCCCTTGGATTACCAAGAGATCGATTTATACTGGCAAATCCCTTAAAGGAGTATATGCCAGGATTAAAGTCACTACGCTTCCTAGGCATCAATAGAATCCGCCATGGACTCCAAGTAGGGGTGCTTCGGTTGCCGTATCGCTAGAGGTCTTCTTCTTAACCGCAGCCCACAGGCACTTACCTTTAGGAATGTATAATGCTTGGAACTGTGTACCAATAACTAAGCTTGAATCTGTAGAACCTTGACCAGGAACTGGATTCAGTACAAAAGGCATTGCACCGTAAACAGTTTTAGAACCTTCTGTTGTTGTGCCATTAAAGGTTCCAAGGAAAGAGGCTTGAGATGCTCTCAAGAAGTCTTTTGCACTACTCATATACATATTGACTGTATAAGCAGCACTAGTTGCTCTGGAGAGCGTGTAGATCTCACTAATTATTGCACCGTCATTCGTTGTGCAGTCAACAATCAGCTTTGCACCGTTTGAGCCACCAATGGTGATTACAGAGTTTGTTTCTACTGTTGCACCAGCAAGGTCAACAATTTCATGCAGTACTCGGTCAACCAGAAGTGGTTGCTTATTAGTAGATGTTGAAGCCATTACGCTTTACCTCCTTTCTTTCCTTTTGTTTGCTTAGTCGCACCTGGCGTCATTGCCATACCTGCGTATTGTTCCATGGTCGGTAAAGGCGTTCCTTGACCAGCGTTAAAACCCGGTGGAGTTTGAACATTTGCAGGCTGACCAGTAAGACCCATAAAACTTTGAGGCTTGCCCTGCATAGACGGATGCATGTTCATTCGACTTGCTTGCATCATCTCTGCAGGTGGGGTAGGTGCAGCAAACAGTGCGAGTGTGCTCCGTTGATGCCCACGCATAGTTCCTGATCCTTGGTTTGGCATTGGAGAGCGCGGGACAAATGCGGGGTTGATATCACCACCATCAACACCAAGCTGTGATGCACTCATCAAACCTTTATCACCATAAGGAAACTCATTCACAACTCTTCCGTCAGGACCTGGGAGTGCACTCAGCTGAGGACCAAAACTGGTGACATTGCCAGGATTGTTCATCTGAGTTGTTGGATCACCAGGAGTGACCGACATATTGATTGATAGCTTCTCTCGATTGGGGTCGAGCGCAATAGAATTTTGTTGAACTTTAGATCTAGCCATTATGCAATCCTCATGGTTTCAGAACGATCATTATTACTAAAGTCAGCATTACCAGCAGCTTTTGCATAAAGTGCAAGGCGTTGATCTAACTTGTCAGTTCCCACAGAGTTTTGTTCTGGGGGTGCAGGCGGAGTAGGCACTGTTTCAGGAGCAGGCGCTTGATTCACTACAGGCTGTACACCACTGGTATATGGATTTCCATCGCCTTGAGCTCTGGCTTGCCTAAGTCTTTCTTGATAGTCAGATTCCTGACTATTCATTGTAATTTTATGAGCACCGTGAGTATTTACGGCATACATGGTTTTATTTAAATAGCCTAAACCTATTCTACACTTAAGACCAATCAGTGCTGAGCATCATGCGAGTACCGACTGCTGTATCTGCAGGACCGGGTACAGCCATAATAAATTCAGCACCTGATCTTTCAAACGCATATCGACGTACTTCAGGACGACGATAATTTGGTACGTAAAGGCTTTCCGCAAGACGATCAATTTCTCTCAAATAGATTTCTCTGAAATACTCATCACCTTTGAGTGGATCTGAGGTACTGATTGTTCGGCTTACATCACCAGAAATAATCTCTTGCCGAGATGGATTTAATACTCTGCTACCATTATCATCAAAATAGTCGTCAGGAATAGCTGCACTTGCTTTCCATGCGATATCACAACGTTTGATATGATAGTTGATCTGCTCATACCAGTAATCATCTGGGATAAGTGACATTGCTTCTTCTAATCTTGATCGATCACCAGCAGGTATCTGGGCACCGGCATTGAAGCCAAGGTGAAATCGAACTTTAGATTTTAGATAATCGTCTAGTTCCATCAGGCAGCTCCTTGGGTGATATTGCTGTAAGTACTGGCAAGCTCGTTTTGAAGCATGCTTTTTTCAACTTGAGTCAGCTCTTCACCCATCTGAATCTTTGCAAGTAGTGTTGCGGCGGGAGAATTTTCCATCATTGCTTGACGTGCTCCAGCTCCTAATCCACCACCCAAGATTGCTCCAACCAATCCGCCAGCAAAACGTGTACCAGGGCGAACAGCATTACGAATGCCTCGCATTCCAGTATTAGGAGCAGGAACTAACCCCTGTCCTGCCGCTAACCTGTCTTTCAATTTATTTATCTGCAGTCCAGCAGCATGAGGAACTGCACCAGCGGTAGCTCCTGTTAACGCACCAAGACCAGCACCAAGTGCTGTAGAACTACCAGGGCTAATACGATCTTGTTCGTCTTGTGCTGCCTTTGCTAGTAAAGCTTCCTCAATACTAATAGCCATTACTACACTTCTACTTTTATATCACTAGTTTAACTAATAAAGATCAAGTCCTCTTCAATCAGTTGATCCCAATTGACTCGGGGAATATTTTCTAGCTGTTTGAGATTGGCAAACCTTTCGCCGCTCAATGACATACGTAGTTCAACAATCTTCTTGGCGGTAGCAAAGCCAACACCAGGCAGTCTTTTAGCAATTTGTTCTGCAGGAGCAGCATTTAAGTTTAAGCGAGTATCTTCAATCGGCACAACAGTTTGAGGGATTTGCTCTTCCGGCGCTTCTTGTTCTACAGGAGCGATCTTTGCCATACGTCCTTTTTGAGGATCATAAGGAACTAGTTGATCAAGCATCATAAAAGTAACGCCACCTGCAGCGTCTTTAACCATTGCAAACTCTTTATCGTGCTGAGTAACAAATTCCACCAACTTACCTGTCTTGGTGTCTTGAAATAACTTGTGGTCGGACATATCTTTGGGGTATACCTAATCTTATTATAGGCACAAAAAAAGCGCCTCCGAAGAGACGCTCTTGATGCTGATTATATAAATCAGGTGCCTTGACCAGCTTCAATTCCATAAGGAATATGAGCATCTTCAGCGTCAGGAGCAGAGGCTGCACGGTAGTAGCAAACTTCAACCAGAATGGCGGAAGGGCTCTTACGGTCAGCACCAGCAGAGGGGTTCTGCTCAGCGGTGAAGCCTGCAGAGGTGACGACCTGGACTGCAGTATCAGCAGAAGTGCTTACAGCAGTGCCATTCAGTACACCCAGCATTGGAGAAGTAGCGCCAGCAGCAGGGAAGAAGAGATCACTTGCTGCAGTCAGGGTTACTTCACTACCGGTGTTACCAGGAGCGTTGCCGCCGAGAGCGACAATCTTGATGGTGTTACCGGAAGCAGCTGCTTTCACGCCAGGGGCGGAGACAGCTGTGCGATAGACAACGGAATCCTTAGGAATTACGAAGGTCTTATCAGTACGAGGCTTGTCATCTTGACGCAGGTCAGGAGACAAGATCTTCAGGCCATAGGTGCCAGCAGCAAGAGAGCCACCAGACAGAGTGCCTGCATTGTCAGGATCGAGGACCAGTGCACCAACGGCACGGTAGAACTCAACACCAGGGATAGCTTCAACACCCTGCTCGCGATATGCGTTCAGGTGAGAAACATAATTACCGGGGAAAATTACGGACATTGTTAGTTACCTCCTATCAATAAACGAAAGAGTAACCAACCGTAATGAAATCTCTATTCAGAGTTTCAAAACCGGCGAACAGGCTCCAGATCATGATGATGAAACGGCTGAAGTCGTCGTTGTTATTCAGCAAGATCTGAGCGTTGTTACCACCAATACCCACGCCAACAGCCTGAGGGCCGAAGAAGATCAGCTGAGATGCCGTGTAGTCAGCGGCAGAGCTGCTCTCGTCAGTCACCACGAGGTTATAAGAGGTTTCGGGCAGGTTGGTGGACTCGAACCAACGGACACCCTCAAAGAGGAAGCCAGTAGGCATAACGGGTTGACCAGCAACAAAGCCAGCTTGACCGTAAGCAGGACCCATGCCTTGGTAGAAGTTGGCGTTGGGAGCCTGGTTGGGCTGCATGGGGTTAATCATGCCGTTGCCCGGATAGCGAGCGATCTCGCGGAAGTCAGCGTTCTGGCGCAGGTGCATCATCGCGGTCGGATCCACGATGCAGCGGTAGTAGCCATCAGCGAAAGTCGGGACGTTGCGCTTACGCATGTCCTTGACAACTTCCAGAAGGTCGGTCTTCACATCGAACTTGGCGGATTCGCCAGCGGCGTAGGTAACGCCGAGGGTGCCACCGGAACCACCTTTGGCTTTACCGCCAGGCAGGTAGTAACCACCTTGATCTTTGCTTGCTTGACCAGCAGCTTCTGCTTTCAGGAGTTCGTTAGCGAACACCCGATCGCGCCAGCGGCGATAGTCGTCGAGCAAGGTCAGAGAACCGATGCTCTGATGGAACACGTTCAGGTTGCCGGTATCCAGCAGCAGACGCTGAGCGGTAATCAGAGTTTCGCGAGCCACCTTGAAGGTGGAAGGCTGAGAGGAATCGCGGGAGTCAGCAGGACCGGTGTACTCACGGAGAGTCACCAGCACTTTGTCCTTGACGATATTGCGTGCGGAGGCGGATCCAAGTGTTTGATCGGCTGTCCGCTCACGGGACTCCTTAGTGCCGGGCTTACCCCAGAAGCGGTAACGGTCTAACTGAACTGTTTGACCGGGTTGCTTAGAGAAGTCGTGTACCACAACCGGCTCAACTGCCATCTCAATGATGTAAGCCGGGTGGGGACGATAAAGCTCTGCACCAAGAAGCTTCGGAAAATCATTATCAATCCACATAGGATCGTAACTCCGTAAGCTAAAAAGGTTTATAAGTGTCTTCGACTTAGACACATATAACGATATTAGTAGTTATTGCTATACTTTAGAATATATACCCCAATATTTTGTGGTTAATAACGATGGAATTTATCGACGACAATGAATGGACTCCGATTCATACTTTACCGGGCTATGAATGCTGTATCGAATACTATATAAACAGCAAAGGACAAATCAAAAGCACTAAAGGAAGGTCCGAGAAAATATTAAAGCAACGGAAGAATAAGAATGGCTATATGCAAGTTAACCTTACACAACGAATTGGAAGAAAGAAAACAATTACCGCAGCAGTTCATACACTTGTAGCACTTGCATTTTTAAAACCCCCATTATCACTGCCCGGTCGTACAAAGACATGTAGCAGAGTTCGTCATGTAGATGGTCAAAAAGATAACAACATCGTTGGTAATCTTAAATGGACTAAAATAGAAGAAAGTTGTAATCGCGAAAATGGCTGATAGTCTTATTCTTACTGGTGTAAAAAACGTAAGTAAGCACACTGGCAAAGAACTGCGGTTGACCCGTCCTAAGCGAGGTGGTGATACTCATAAAATCAAAGAATGGTGGCACGCTACTAATGGTGTTCAGTATGTTGACTGCACTATTTTTGAAGTTACTGCTAATGGAGAAGTTTTGAAGCTTGCTGTCGCTTCAGGAAATGGAACGCATGTGCGTATTGACCATGATGGAAAGCTTAATTTTGCTTTTTATGGTGCAAAGGGCATTACTCGTGCAGCACTCTTTACTCGTGATCTGGGTTTAATTGAGCACTACGTTCTCCCGACAATGAGCGGTGGCAAGGTTATGACTGTCAAACCTCAAGGATCTTCTGAGAAGCCTGCAGGGGTAGAGCCTAAAAAAGCTGTTGCAGTTAAGTCTACAAAGACTACTCCTATCGTAAATACCAAACCTTCTCCTGTCCCTACAGTTAAGCTCTCAAAAAAACCTATTAAGAAAAAACTTGAAGATTAATAGCTAGGTCGGTCGTTACTTTTCATGATTTGAGCCTTATTTGTAATAGACTCAAGCGGGCTATACTCTTCTCCAATTTTTACTTCAATGTTGTAAGGGAGTCTGCGAGTATTTCTCGCATGAACACCAACAAAGAAGTGATCTTTTGGTTTGATGAACATTACATCGTATGGATGTTCTTCATGATCACTTGTGTAAAGGCGTACATCAAGATGATTGTCGTTGTAAATATTACCTGTTTCGTGATTAACAATTTCTACACTTAAATAAGTTTCAGTGCCTACATCAGGCAAAGTCAATGCGGGAGTAGCGGCACTGTTCCATCCAGTATCATTCTCAGGTGCATCGTCATCCTTTGCAGCTAAGTTATAGCTTGGTGATACTGAGGTATCGAACAAATCAATCTTTGCTGCGTTATACCCTGGCTCCATGTATTCAGCCAGAACAATATCACCAACAACATTCAGGTTGACTCGTAAAAAATAGTTCTCTACACCAAACAATCCTACAGAATCTTCGTAGTGAAGATTGTATGGGACAACGCTTATTTCTTCTACGTCTGGTTTGGTGATGCTTGCACCATTTGCATAATTCAAAACCTTCCCAGATGCATAGCGATCTGGGTTGGTATTATCACTAGCAGAATAACTCTGATCGTGCTTTAAGATTTCCTGTGTAACGTTCATGCTGCACGATCTTACTTTCTTCTATTGTATTAAACATAGTCACTGACGCATTCCGATTGCTCTCTCAACCCTTTAAGGGCTTTGTGTTCTAGCGTCCTTACACGGTCTCTGCTCATATTTAAAATCTGACCAATTGCTGTCATAGACATTGGCTCAAGCATTTCATCGCCAATGCCGTAGCGCATGCTAATTACAGCGGCTTGCATTTCAGGTAGATCATTAATGAGTTCTCGAATATCCTCTTTAATGAACTGCTGCTCAAGCAATAGATCGGGTAGCTGAGATTTATCTTCAAGCAGATCGATTAGAGCGGTATCGCGGTTTTCTCCAATTTTGATTTCGAGAGATGTTGGTTGACGAGCCTTGCACATCAAATCTTTAATCTCATCAACACTCAAATTTAAGTATTCAGACAATTCAAATACGTTTGGAATCTCACCATTCATTTGACTTAATTCACGCTGGGCTTTCTTAAGCTTGTTGAGGTTTTCTGTAACATGAATTGGTAGCCGAATCGCCCTCGATTTTTCAGCGATTGCACGAGTAATCCCTTGCCTAATCCACCAATATGCATAAGTACTAAACTTATAGCCACGACCTGGGTCAAATTTTTCAACACCTCTTACAAGCCCAATAGTTCCCTCTTGAATAATATCAAGCAGATCCATATTCCGTTTTGTATATTTCTTAGCTACTGACACAACAAGACGCAGATTTGCTGTCACCATTTTGTCCTTAGCTTTCTTGCCTTCACGGATTTCACGCTTTAAATCTTTGACAGTCATACCTAGAACTCCTGCCAAATCGTCTTTTGTAGCTGTACTTGCTAACTCTTCGCACGCTTTGATTTCCATCAAACGTTGTACTTTTCGACCAAGCAAAATCTCTTCATCATGTTCTAGAAGTGGGATTCGGCCAATGTCGCGCAAATAGGAGCGAACAGAATCTCCAGAACTCTTCACTTGTGACATATTCAATCTTCACTGATACTTAATTCTATCAGTAGATGTTCAAAAAATCAACCATATATTCCTGCGAATCTAACACTTTCGGTGGGCTTATTTTCTGATTCGAGTGACTCAACTGCCATTGCTTGAGCAGCATGCTCGTTATATCCTCGTTCTTTATAGTTACTTAGATTTCTTTCGTACGCTTCAATAGAGCTTTCAAAGTCATCACCATGATGGATCATCTCAGCAGTCAGATGATTGGCTGCTTGATCTTCCACACCATCAGACTTCAGGTGCTTCCAAATAGCTTGAAAGATTTCTGGATCGTTAGCAAAATCGCCAGCCTTTCTACTATTCACAATACCGTACTAATTATTCTCTACTAATTCTATCAATTTAGCTAATTAACTCATCGCATTTTTCATGCCTAATTGCTGCATGACACTGACGCCTCGTCGTTCTGCTTCACCAGGATTTGCAAAAGATGCTGTTGCAGAATTAGCACCGTACTTGGCATAAATCATCGTAGAAACTGCTTGCTCGGCATCTTGTTGTGCTTGAGACTGTTGTAGCTGTGCAGTCCGCATAGCACCATCTTGTTCAGCAATCTTGCCAATAACTGCGGTATCGGCATCTTGACCAACCTTGGTCATGAGTTGCTGTGCACTAATTTGTTCCTGAGGGTTCAAAGCAACTTTGCTAGGAGTGCCTGTATCCAAGCTGTTATCAATCAGAGGCGTAGGCTGAACCATACCCACTTCGCCTTTATTTAAATGAGCGTGAGCTAAAGCAGGGTTAATCATCTTTATGAGCTTTTGTTGTTACTTATATTGTATGCAAATTAAATACGACCTTGTTCAGGTCCATCTGCATAGTCGATAGCTGCTAACAATGCTGCGAGTCCACCAGAACCAGCAAGCACTTGACCGGCCATTCTTTGAGTATTGTTATCAGGGGCTTTATTTTTAAGTGCATATTCGCCCCCTACACCTAGCAGCTCTTTGACAAAAATATCTAAATTCTTGTTTTCAGGTTTAGATGCAAGCTGAATAGCAGCTTCAATATCTTCTGTCGTAGGCTTACGGCCTAGAACCTTCTCAAGAATTTGAGGAGTAATCTTGCCGTGGAACACATAATCCAAATCAGGATTAGAAGGCAACGACCCCGAAGAGCCGATGCCTAGTTCTCTTGCTCTAGCGCCAGAGTTGTAACCCATCACATATCAGAAATAAGGGCTTTGGCCTGAAGAGCACCTTGGGGAGCTTGGGAGAGGTACTGCCAAGCTTGCTCAGGATTGCTGTCCATCATCTGACTGAAGGAGCCCCAGAAATCGTTAGCGACGTTCTCTTGGCGGCCAGGGGTAGGCATCTCCATTTGAGGACGCTGGAAGTTCGGGGGAACTTGTCCCTGCTCTTGAGCTTGGATTTCAGCTTCGAACTGAGCACGGGCTTCAGTTTGCTCACGGACGCTGGTCTCTTCAGCAGTCTCAGTCGGGTAAGGACCACTAGGACCGAAGAACTCGTTGACATAGTCAGCAAGCACATCAGGGTTGGTGAGCATGGTGTTCATGGCACCGTTTTGCTCTAAGGAAGCTTCAAGACTGGTGACTACATCGTTGCCACGCTGGACCTGCTCAATAAGAGCATCCTCAACAGCACAGGCATAGGTATTCAGGAGAGCGGGGGCTTCTGCGCCGAAGTGCTCAAGAACCTCAAGACTTTCGTTGCTGATTCCGCTTAGATACTGATCTTGAGCCTGGCTTGCTCCTTGCTGAGCCGCCTGCTGTACCAGCTGACTGACCTCTGCTTCCGAAAACGCCTGGGTTGAAACTTGGGGCTGCGAAGTCGGGGCTACCGATTGCGCCATTGAAGCCCAACTGGGTTGTGTAGTTGCCTGCGGGGTTGGCGTCACTTGGTAAGCCGAGGGTGAAACCTGGGCCTGGGAGGGGCTGGACGTATTCAGGCTTGCGCTCAGGGCCTGAAACGCCTGCTGCCATGGATTGCTCTGAGGTGCCGAAGCCTGCGGGGCCTGGGCCGGTGCCTGGTAAACCGGTGCCTGCGGTGCCACCGATTGGGCCGGTGATACCTGGGAGGTTTGGGGTGCGCTCGTCGCGTATTGGCTGACCGCGCTCGGCACGTAATTGGTCGGCGCTGCTGAGCTCATCTGGGGAGCTGTTGCTGTCGCCTGGCTTGTAACTTCCACTGTAACTTAACTCCTTACGTAAAAATTCTAAAGATCGATATAAGAACCCTGTCATATCAAGGTTCGGGTCAGAAGCCAGAGGCATATCTGGCATTTGTGGATGCGGTAATTGATAGAAACTACCGAGAAGACTAATAAAGCTGTTAATACTGCTTTGGGTTTGCTGGACCATCCTGAACGGAAATCCGCTTAGCATTGCGGCCCTTTCTTCGTCAGTTTTTCCGGGGAAGAGATATTTAAGAGCTTCAATAGAATCAACTCCTAATTCTTGAAGGTTACGGACGACAATACTGTTATTCAGAATGTCTTCAGTACTTTCTTCAAAAACTTCGCCCATCCATCGCCAGCTGACTTTTGTTGAGCCATCAGGGATGAGGCCAGTGACACCAGGAGGTATCTCACCTGAATCTAGTCTAGCACGCATCTCATTATCACGATTCTCGACGAATTTACGGTAGTCCTTCTTATATTTTTCAGCAGCTTTTTTGTACATTTCCTCATCCTGATATTCTTCAGGGAGAGGTAGTATCGGCTCTTCAAGCCCAATTGTTACGGCAAATGATTCTCTAAAGTTACGCTCTTCTGCATAAATCATCATTGCAAACAGCCGGCAGAGACCATATGTAAATAATGCTCTTGTTTTTTTCTCTGCTGTTGCAGCAACACGCCCATAAAGCGTTTTGATTTCATACGCAGTGGCAGCTGTATTGATATCGATGTCATCAACACCACCTAATGCCAAGCGGATCTCAGATCTGTACTGCTTGACATATAAGTTCTGGTCACCAGACACGCTGTCGGGAGTCATATACCCAACGCGGTCTGTTGGCTCAAGATTTGCAATTACACGTGGGACTTTGATTTGTCCGTCGAGAGAAGCACCACCAAACGGTTGACTTACACGAGTGCTTGACCGAGATGATGCACCAATCGGTGCAAAACCAGCTTGAGAGCTAATCGTAGGTCTAAATGAATTTTCATCGCCACTATCAACGATGTCATGCTTAGGCCTACTGGAAATAAGCGTCGGGTTACCGAAGAACTTCATGTTCTTACGGATATTTCTCACCAATTCATCGTGATACAAGATCTGGTGTGCCAACCAATCGAATTCACCGTTACCTGTAGCCTCTCCAGTGCAATCCATGTGGTTGAATACTTCAACCGCAGGGATAAAGCCCAGACTATTAGTCAAAACTTCAGTTTGACCTGGGTTGCCCATAGGCATGGCACCCATTTCGTTAGCAAACTCTATCTTCTCGTCAGAGATAGTTTGTTCAATACGATCCTTATAAACTTTTAGCTGAATCCACTTCTTTTTACCGGGCTTCCCATTGGCAGAAGGGTAGTTATCGGCTAATCCATAGCTCTGTTGAACGTTAAAGGAATAAACCAGAACTACTGACTCAAGTTCACCAGTCTGATTTCGGTATGCCCTATAGCTGTCTTGTGGAAAGTATAAAATCTGATAACTTTCACCAGATGGTCTGAAATAAAACAGACCTTGACCATCACACAAGAAATAATCGACAATACTGTCATATTTCATTTCTAGCATGTTCTCTTCAACAACACGTGCTAGAAAGTCTCTGCGCTTGCCATAAGAATCTTGCTCTGAGAAGAATTCAATTCCTCTTCGAAGCATGAATGTTCGCATTTGAGCAAGGTGAGAAGACACAATCATCGTGTCTACTGACAAATCCCCTCGCCGCTCTTTGGCAGCTAAGAGGATTTGTTGGAATTCACCTTTAACGGCCATTTTCGCCATATTATTGCCCTTTAGTTATTACTAGTTTAGATAGCTTTAATATCTTCCATGGCTTGATCATAAATCTCTTTAGTTCGATCTACGGTCGGAGGGGGAATTTCAGGTAATTCGAAATTGCCACCGAATGGGTTATTGCCAAACAATGTTTGATTACGTTGTTCGGCACGCTTACGTGAATCACCGATTGACGTATTCATGCTGTTTTCTAATTCAGTCAATCTTTGAGCATTATTAGGCCCATAATCATCGATCTTGCGCTTGTCATAGGACTTGCGCATATCTTTCTGACCAAGCATATTTGAATCAATGTACATATCCATAAACTTGGCTGCAGCTGCGGGGCTGTCATCCGTGTCATAGAAGCCACCCATAGTTGCTTTACTTACAGGGCTGTCATACAAGTTGTTCTCGCCATCACCACCACTGTAATTAAAGGTACGGCTGCTTCCACCGTAGTAGCGACGATTATCTGACTGATCTCTACTATCAATAGATTGATTTATAGAATTGTCCTGGCTTACTTGATTACTATTTCCGTCAATAGAAATATCATTGTCCTGATTAATAGGAGAACTGATAGAGCTATCACCACTGCTTGTGTTGCCGGTCTGCTGACCGCCTTGTGCTGGCGTTGTTGTTTCTACTGGAGTAGGAGTATTGTTGTTATCAGGATCGCCCGATTGTTCTTCATCTGGGCGGTTTTTCATCATTGCTCTTAATTTATCTAATCTATTTTCGGCTTTGCTGCCCATTTTGGTGTTGTCTTCATTACGACGTGCATATTGAATGACTTGATCAGCCGCTTCATATTTATCTAGACCAAAATCTTTGGCTGCGTCATGAACGTGACGAATATCTAAAGCACTAAAACGATCAGTGTCTTTACTAGAACCAGCACCGCGAGCTGTACGATCGTAGTTATTTAAATAATCAACAAAAGAGGCTACGTTACCTTCCCCTGCCATCCGTTTTTTAGACATCGGCTATTTATCTATCAAAGCTCTCTTTATTGTACAAAAGTCAGATATATTTAGTTTCCGCTAATACTTACCTCTATCATCAGTTATCTATAAATCAAAACTATCGCTGTTGTAATCAATCTGTAGGTTCCCTCTTCTTAATAGGCCACCCATAGTTAATACCATTGAATCAACAGCATCATCATGCGGAGAATGACCAAAGTTAAGTAGCTCATCTTCTAAGACATTCCACTTTCTCCACTTATTCCAAACAACTCGTTTATTTTCATATAATCCTAGAACGCCTCGTAATCTGGCTAATTTGTCTCCTTTAAAACCTTTTACTGGAGATACGGACAAATTGTATAAAGCACGTTGTTCAATTACTACCCTTTTGAAATCACCTTCAAATGAGTTCTGATAAGCAACAGCTTCAGGCCATATTACGCACGGCGACATTGTTGGAAAGAATTGACCTTCATCGTTTTCAGCAAGGATATTCCAGTCTGCGAGCATCTCACAGAGGAGGTCCATCTTTTCAAGATTGCCCATGGTGCGGGCACGACGCTGATCGATCATGTAAATTTTGCCTTCTTTAATTCCACCTAACGTCATTACAGTCCAGTCGTTCTTTTCACGAAGCCCTGCACTAAGATCAATACCTACGCCTAAACAGTCATAGTCTTCTGGAACCTCACCTTTGATAATCAACTCAGGTGAAATTCCAACTTCAGTTGATCTGACTGCTGCATTGAGATACTGGTATGCAAAGGCAACTCTATCTTCAAGCTTCCGGTCATTCAGATATTTCATAGACCAAAACTCTGGCCAGTATGAACGCTGTTTGCCCTCGTCGTCTGTTAAGACCGCTTGCTGAACGATCTGCTTCCAATTGTTTTTAGGGACAAATAGTGTTGCGTGTATATCGTTAAAGTGGAAGCGGGTTCCCAAACAGATAGCCCGTGCACCTTGAAACATCGTTGGTGCGATAACGTTAGACCAAGTCTGTTCCATCTCACGGCGAATGTCTGGGTTGTTGATTGAAGCGGCAGATTTGATAGGGTCATCAATAAGCACCAGCTGCGATCGTTTAGAGGTGATTGCACCTTTGAGACCGCCACACGCAATTGTAAAAGCTTCTTCACCCGCTGTATCAATTCCAGCAAATTCATAGTCAATACTCCAATATTCATCTGATCGTTTTATCTTTGATAGTCTCACCATAGGAAAGACTTCTCTGTATTTTGGGGAGCTGAGAATGCCTTTAATGGTTGCTGACTTCGCACGACTAATATCGACCATGTAAGCAATGTACAAGATTCGCAGCATTTTCTTGGCAGCGGCATGTCGGCCTATCATCCAAGCTGCAAACAAACCAAGGACAGTGCTTTTGGCAGATCCACGGGGTGCGAGGATCGAAGTATTTGGTCCTGCAATTCCTAGTAGACATTCGCTATCTTCCCCTGTACATAATTCTGCATGCCACTCCAACATATGCTTTGCTGGAGCCTTACCCATAAACTTACAAAACGCTTGAAAGTTATCTCTTGCTTCTAAAACCTCCTCGCTAGGTGCTTTAACAGTTACCTTTGTCGCTGTCATCAAAGCTGATCGTCTATAAGCTAATGCAGCGCTAGGTATTGCCATAAGTTAAACCTTTACCCCAAGTTTAACTAATATTCTGTTTTAACGTTTTAAACCGTAGTCTCTAGCTCTACGTTCATATTGTTGATCTCTAATTCGTTGAATTGCTTTACTACGTGCTGCCATTGCTTTAGTTTCTGCAAATGCTATGGCCATGTCTCGCTTTAATTCTGCATCAGCCATTTGTCTTGCTGAAGTGCCAGACCCAGCTTGATCAATTGGAGGTAAAGCCTTGGGAAGGGTATTTGCTAATCGTATGCCTGATGAACCTGCATCTACTATTGACGGCAGTTCTTTTAGTTCAGGTCGATTGATTGACATCAGTTCAGCTCGCTATAAATCTTAGCCCAAACAGCATTCATTGCATTATCCATAGGTTCTGCAAAATGTGGATCATCTTTAAAAATGGCTGTAAGTTCACGCATTACTCGATCAGCACCAGCCAGGATTAATCCACGCTTGTCCGTGGTTTTATTCATCCGGTCAGACGTTTCAATATGCGAACGAAGTTCCTTCTCCAACGAAGCCAGACGAGCCGCACCATCCGAGCCTTTGATTTCTCCCGAGGTAATGGCCATACGTAAGTCTTGTATATCGGAATGAAGAGCAGCAATTTCGCTATTAAGTATCTCACGGCGATTTAATTTTTTAAATTTCATTTTGACCCATCGGGCCATATCGTTAAATGTGCCGGGATATTTCAAGATTCCTGCATATACCCAAATTTCAATAACCGATGGAGTTATCTCAGCAAATTCTCTAAAGTCTTCTGACTCAGCGGCAGGTAAGGTATCAAGCCACTGATCCACATAAGTGACGTATACCTTCCCTGTCTTGGATTGTGCAACGGTCATCAGAAGCCTCTTGCAAGCCTGTTAGAGCGGCCCTGTGCTCGGTTTTCAGTACGAGCATTTATTTTATCTTCGAAGTCATAGTTCTTACGTGCCTGGTCACCCACTGCAGCGGTATTCAGGCGATCCTGCTCACCCTGCGTAATTCTGGAGAGTCGATCTTCTACACCCTGTGATCTGTAGTTCTTACGAGTCTGCTCCCCACTAGATTGCAATAAGCCAGTGTTTCTACCGAATTCTCGATTTTGGAATTCATCCTGCAGTTCAAACTGCTTATCCATAGCTCTCATGCCGTAACCAAATTCGTCAGCACGTGCATCACGCTGGTTTCGTAGTTCTAGGTCGGCACCAAATTTAGCGTTGTCTTTATATAGGCCTGACTGAAATTCAGCCATACCTTTGGTCAACTCATTATCAAACCCTTTACCGATAAAATCTCCCATCAAGCCATATTTAATATCTCGTCCTAAATTGTCATCTGGACTCTGAGCTGTACCCATAAATTTCTCCATCATCTGCTGAAACGTATTCATCCCTTCATATGTTTTTTGCACATCTTGTTGCGGATTAGAAGAGTTGTCTTCTGTATTAGAAGAGCTGCCCTCTGGTTTAGTAGCTGCCCCTTCTTGCGACTCACTACCTTCATCTCTGTCATCAATACCATTCTTATTGATATCTCTAAAATCTGCTGTCCTCATGATTCAGATTAATTTTACAAGACTATATTCATTCTATCTAAGTACAATGTATGTATAAAGCGTAGAAGTGTTATGCAGTTTAATTCGGTACAGAGTGGAAGTTTCCTGACCGGCGCTAAGTCAGTTACAGATGCTGCTACAGAAATCTATAACACTGCACAGCAGACTGGTTTTCAAGTCGATACGGTTATTAAACAAGCCAATGCAAATGAAGCTTTGAAAAAAGTTGCTGCAGCTCGTCGTAATGCATTAATGGCTAGTACAGCTACTAAGGGCGTTGTTGAGGCTAAGACCGAAGATATTAAGACTAAAAGGGATAAAGCTATTAAAGATATTTTACGTCCTGCTGTGCGCATGGAAGGTGTGAACCGAATGGCTGGCAGTGTAGCTGCTGGTGCATATATTATGGATGAGGCTAAGCAGGCTCAAAAGGAAAATGCCGCTTTAAAAGACTATCGAACAAAAATGCAAAAAAACCAAGAGGAAATACTACAACAAGGAAAAGAATCTCGTGCGCAGCAAGCAGCATTCATTAAACAGATTTTAAAAGGAAGTGGCGTTAAATTTAGTGATGATGGTACTCCTATCATTAATTCGTCCACTACCCCTTCTGACCAAACTAATAATTCTGGAACTTTACAAAATATCTCCTCATCTTCTACCAGCATGCCAGTTGAAATACAAGGTTCTGGAGTGTTATCGCCTGAGCAGGTTAAATCACTGGCTAAGAATTCAGGATTCACAGATAGTGAGTCTGACATTGTTGTAAAAATTGCTAGAGGTGAAAGCACCTTTAACCCTAAAGCTCACAATGATGATGCATCTATGGGAGACAATTCCTATGGTTTAATGCAAATTAATATGTTAGGTGACATGGGACCTGAACGTAGAAAGCTATTTGGCATCCAATCGAATGAGCAACTTAAAGATCCTCAAACTAATATGGATGCCGCATTTAAAATATTTCAAAGGCAAGGCTTCCCCGCCTGGACTGTATATCGTGACCTCAAGGCAAAAGGTGAGCTATAAGCCTTAATAGGCGAAGGCTTTACCCATTTCACTAAATCCTTTCATAATTTGCATAATAGCGGCTTGCCGTTCTCTGCGAAAATCACGAGCTTCTTGTAAATCTAAGCGACGATTATTATAATCTTGCTGCATCATCTGAAGCTGCATTTGATTATCAATTCTTTTATTAGAAGATTGATTTTGCAACAATGCAAGTATCATTGCATCTGATTTATCTTTTCTAGTATCTCCATATCTATTGTCATTCTTTAGCTGCAAAGCTTTCTCTTCTTTTTTTCGTTCCTGTGATACTGCAAGATTAATTCCACTTAAATCTTTGCCTTTGATATCAACTCCTGGGTACAATGCTTGTGCTTCTTGTGCAGCGTTAATTGCTTTTTGGGCTCTTTCAACCTCAAGCTTGTATGATTCCTGCGATTGATTATCATTAAGTTTTGGGATCAATTTTTTATTAAGTTCTAAAGTCCCTAATGCGGATGTAATACCTTGTAAATCATACCCATCATTAGTAATAGCTGTATTTATTTTTTTATTGCTTTGATCAAGTCCAAATTTCTCCATTTGAGATTGATCTCTTCCGGTAAAAGCATCAAAAAACTTTTCACCAAAATCTCTTTTAATTCGTCGTCCTGGATCAGCAGTTCTATCAAAGTCTTCGTTCTCTCCTTGCTGCCGTTCAGTTTGACCAAACGCTTCGCTTAAAGGTTTAATTGCGGAAACAAGTGTACTGCCTAGACCAGTGGCTAACGTTCCAGCGCCTAGGCTCGCGAGACCGTATCCTGCGATTGGAATTAAACGTATTCCCATCAGACTAATCCTCGCTGTTGTAATAACTTAATTGCTTCTTCTAGTTTACGTTGTTCGGCAGACTTACCGCCGCCAAATAAAAACTGTGTGGCATCACTTGCCATCTTTCCTAGACCTGCACCAGCTGCGATACCAAGTGGACCGCCAGCTGCACCTAACGTTCCTCCTATACCCATAGCAACAGCATCCATACCCTTGTTCCCAAGGCTGTCAGGTCCAGCAACAATATCGGCTACGTCAAGACCAACTAAGGCTGTACTCAATCCGGGTACGGCACGCAGAATGTTTTTGGCAGCTGTTCCGCCCGCAAAACGTGCCACAGGCCCTACTCTTACTATTCCAGACTTTGCTCCCTTTACTGCAGGCTTACCGCCAAAAATAAGTTGATCTCTTATTTTTGTTTGAGCATTTTCAGCAAAGTCCGCACCGCCTAAGAATCGCAGAACGTCATCAACGTTAGTAGCGCCAATCCTTCTGGCTAGTGCTTCTAGGCTTTCTTTAGTGTGTCCAATAACCATGATGTTTAACCAATAAGTCCTCCAACAGAACTGCCTATACCGCCACCAATCATTGCGCCCATAGGTCCTCCAATCGCTGCGCCGCCAATAGTGCCAATAGCACCTAAGGCTGAACTAAACATGGATTTTCTAGCACTCTTTTTAGCAGCAGATTTCATAGCTTCGGCTTGTTTGTTGGCCATAAAAGCTTTTGACCAGCCAGCTAATCCACCCATCATTGCAGACGCTTCTGCATCTTTGATTGCATTAAATACACTTGTCTCAGAAGCAGAGTTCTGAGCAACTATTCCTGCCATGTCAGGTGAACCCTGACGATTGGCTTGCCAAATCCTTGCAGTATTAACCGCATTACCAGCAGTAGAATAATTACTGCGAGGTCCTCCAGTAATAGACGGAGGAGTTAGGTTTAAGCTGGATTTAGAAAGAGAAAAGCTTGCCATATCAGCGTATTAGCCTTTGTATAGTTTATCAAACTAGTTACTATTGACGAATTCCATAATTAGGTCCAAATGTTCCAACACTTTTGCCGAATACATCTGGCAATGTACCTCCTCCTGCTCCAAATGGAGTTTGACCAAATAGTGCGTTATTGTGGAATACTTTCGTAGGATCAAACATACCTTGTACACCCATACTTCCTATACCTCCTGCTACCCCCATTATGCTACCGAATGTTGAAGCGTTTTGCGCTTGTTGTTGTGCATATGCTCCTGCGTCAACTAATAAATCAGTACCCTTAGCTTGTCCAAACATTTGAGCCGCGTTACTTGCCATTGCTCCAGACCTTTTAGCAGCACTTGCTTTTGTAAAGGCGTCTGCTCTATTACGTGCATTAACTGCTTTATCCGTATCAAACGAATCCATATAACTAACAACGTCAACCGGATTTAAAAAGCTCATGGATTTAACCTAAGTACTGTTCTGCGTTTCCGCCTTCTAATTGATTAGCAACAGAGTTACGACGGCGTCTCTCTGATTCAATTATATTGCCTGTGACATTACCAACTGCTAATCCTGCTAGTCCACCTGTTAATCCACCAATAGCGGCACGCTTAGATCTAGAACCATATTTAGCGCCAGCAGCTCCTCCAGCTAATGCTCCAAGGTAGGGAACAATTCCCGTGGTGACAGGTAAGCCTCTACCAAGGAACTGAACCTCAGGTCCGTGGATACCTTCGTCTGTGAACTTCAAGGCTCCTGCACCGATGGTTAGGTCACCATCTAGCGGGTTGTAGTCCTCACGCTTGTCATACTTAAATGCTTGATAACGGTTGTACTCCTCACGGCTCACATCAGGTCTTACCTGTTTGAATTGTTCGTATGGAAGAAGCTGACCGGTTCTACCCATCAAGTACTTCAGTCCAACTTCACCAATGACGTTTGAGGTCTTGGTTGGATCATCTTTAGAAGGAAGTGCAGCCTTATAGCCTTCAGCTCCACCAAAGGGGCTCAAAAGGCCTAAGCCGGTATTGATTGCAATACCAGTAGGGATTGCTAAAGACTGAACCATGCCTGGGCTGTAGTTCCGTTTTTTCAGATCACCACCTTCTTCAAAGCTGTATCCACGAGATGCGGTCAGGCGATCGTCGATCTGCTTTGCATAGCCCCTACGCAGCATCTCTCCAACGGCTTGTTCGTCTGCTCTATTCAGATAACGCGGCTGCTTGCCCTCACCACTCTTCTTAGTAAACGGAGTATCTGTGCTCTGTACACGAGATTTCTCGTATAGCTGAGGAACAATCCTAGACAGGGTCTGTTCGTTAATTACTTCACCTGTTGCTTGTAGTGCATTCAGAAGCCAGTAGATACCTCTAGTGGTGTCCTGTGTCAGGTCGTTGGCAATGCTTCCACCAAACTGCCCCACTTTGTGTGCTGTGCTGCCCCTTAAGCTCATATCCAACTCTTGGAGGGCTTGCTTCTTTTCAGGACTCAGCATTCCGAGAGCTTCCTGTACCCGGAACGCGGCAGGGTGTGTACCCATCATTGCGTCCCACTTAGTGGATTCTTCTGTTTGTCCTTTCAGCTTGCGATCACGGAGAAACGCATTACGTCTGTCCTCACGACCAAGCTGATAGTCAGCAGAGAAGCCAGCACCTAAATCATTCAGGATGTTTTTGATTTGTTCCCGTCTTCCTTCAGCCATCAGTACTGCCTCAGCTAATTAATGCACTCTGTGTCGAAGCAGGGAGCAGCCCGAGTTCAGCAAGAATACGTCCGGTCTGGTCTTCGCGAATTAATTGTTCAAGTTTCTCGCGATCTTTTTCATTTAAACGTTCATAAGCGGTAAGACCTTTGCCACCTGCAACCTTATCTTTACCACGTTGTATTTGATCTCCAACAGCACGACCAGCAAAGTCACCAAGAATAGAACCACCAATATCAAGCCCTGTTCCTAGTACTTGATTTGTTCCTCCAAGCCTTCCTAAGCCGAGTCCACCCAATGAACCTCCTAGTGCAGTTGAAGTTCCTGCAATTAATTTGTCTCCAATATCTCCTGGCGTCATTGCTCCTTCAAGCCCACCAAACAATATGTCAGGCAATAAGCGTAGCGTAAGTTCGCCTTTTCCCATATACTGATTTGTACCAGGGACTTTAAATAAACTCTTTAAAGCGTTACCCGCAAATCTACCACCAGTGCTTAATGTCTTACCCAGCATTGTTATTGTCCTCTTGATTAATAGGTTTAACTGGCTTGCCCATATTATATCTAGCTTGATACCAGTCCTGACCTTGATTTGACTTTTCAAAGGCAACCATGAACTCGTCAGTCCATTGCTTATTATCAGGATCATTCATGTATCGCTGCACACGAGCACGAGCTTGAACTTGTTGTTCAGGCCTGTCTAAATCGTGTGCCTGCCTAATCTTGGCAGCACTGTTAATTTTGCCAGTGCTTAGTGGAGTACGTTGTGCTTCTTGTTGAGTATCACGACCCTGTTGGGTATTACGTGTTGGATATGAATGTTTCATGATCAGCGGCTACGGGGGAAGGAGGAACGACGAGCAATGGGTGGCAGTGATCCGATGATTGTGCTCATTGCATCGGCACGGCGGGTAAGGTCTTCATCAGCCCGACGTTGTACTGCCTGGGCACCAATAATGTTTCCTTCATTCCGCTTACGACGGATAGCAGCGTCTGCTTTGGATTCACCTTTCTTGGCACGTCTGTCACTCAGACCTTCAAGTGTTGAGCGAATGGCTGCAGGGTTGGTTTGTCCAGTGCGGTTGTATACAGGCTCTTGGAGCAGAGTTGCGTCCATCGGTCCACGAACTGTGGACTGTGTAGGTCTGTCAGCAGGCATACCGATAAAGGGCTTTTGTGCACCAGCACCTCCACGCTGTGCATCTAATCCAGCCATGGCAGAGCGGATGTCTTGCTTGACTGCTTTGCCTCTGGAGTCAGTACCAACACGAATGCTGGTGCCACCACCTTGCTGAGCGATAGGCATACTTCCAAACCCTTCTGCAGGTGCATTGAAAATCACGTCTTCAGTAGGTGTTCCTGTACGAGACAGGTAGGTGCCAGTTGGGTTCTGATTAACCGATGAGCGTTTTGCGGCGTCCAATTGGAACATCGAGTTAGCTAACCGCTCCTCATCACCGCTTGTCATGCCTAGCTTCTGCATCAGACCACTAACGACCTGAGTACCAGCAGGGATGTTTTTGGTTCTACTGGTCTCATCAGGGTTACGGATCATCAGGGTGTCGCCACGCTTCTCCAGCTCCCTTTGAATGAAGTTGGCTACGCCTTCGACCTCTTCAAGATTCCGAACATTGTTTGAGACTGAAGGGGTGTTTGTCAGCTCCATCCCTTGGAGCACATTCCGCACTCTGTTGGAGAAATCAGTCGTTTCTTTGCTGATGTTTGCTTGGGGGTAGCGAGGAGGAGTGCTTCCTGTGTCCTGTGTCATGGCAGGAAGGTTGCTAGCTGCCCACTCTCGGGCGGTTTGCGGGTTTTGTGGAGCATTAATTAGCTGAGCAGTGTCAGGAGTGTTAGATCCTTGAGTTGCGAGGCTGATACCAAGCTGAGGGTCCAGAGCAATGGGGACTTTCGTAGCTGGATCGGCATATCCAACGACACGTCCAGTGCCATCAACAATCTCTTCGGCTTGAGGGTATTGGCTAGGGGCTCCTTGGCGAATAACTTGGGATTGCTCCATAGGCCCTAAGGAACCAGCAGCGCCCATCCGCCTCATCTCACCAATACGGCCAATAGCGTCGTCAGCAAAGGCACCTGCACCACCAGTTAGGAACGCAGTACGAGCAATGTTCTGTGCTTCAGCGTCTGCACGGAACTGATTAGCTTCACGTACCTCAGGATCGAATCGTCTGTTGTCCTGACGAACCAGTACTCGACCAAGACGTGCATCACTTTGCTTTTCGTTCTGCAAATACTCCTTAAGGGCGTCCATTGCCGTGGATGTCTCGCTATCAACGGCGGATCCACCAAATACACGTGCCATTGAGCCACCAACACCGCGCCTTTGACGCTCAGCAGAGCGTTCGAGGTCGCTTAATGCGTCAGTAATGACAGATTTGGGGGCCATTGTGACTTCTTCGCCCCGAGTTTCGTCAAAAGTCTCTCTACGAAGCAGTCCAGTCTCCTCATCGACCGTAAATCCACGGTCATCGGCGCGATATGTCTGTTCATCGTCCTGCATTTGCCCGAAAGCAGCAGTCAATTCGTCATCTTCTTGAAATCTCAGTCCGTCAAGCTCTGCACGGCCCACTTCATTGGTGGTAGTTTTGCTGGCTTGGGCGATTTGACGCAAATATTGCTTGGAATCGAAGCCGTCACCTTTCCGCTGCTGCCGTCTTTGTTGACGTGACACCATTGCCAGGGTCTCTTCTGGCGACATTCCCAGAGTTCTACCGGCAGCTTGAAACTCAGCAGACTTAATTAGCCCAGAATTAATATCATGTGGGGTCTGCTGTGGATCAGCACTTGCAGAAAGCCTACTTAATGCAACCTTATTAGTATTGTGCCTTCCTTGATTAGTTTCTAAGTACACTATTTCTACTGCAAAAACCTACAACTATTGTAGATAATTTCTTTTACTTAGTACCTGGGACTTTTTTTAAGAAATTCATCAAGAATGGTTGAGAAAAAGGCTGGTCCATTACATTTTGAAAGCCGAAATCGAATGGAGTAGCACCAGTTTCTTGACGTGGGGCAAAGAGATCTTGAATTGACTGGCTCATTTCACTGAAATTGCCAGCTGGTATCTCTACTTCAGGTCCACCTACTTTAGGGATTGGGCCAATAGTCATAACATCAGGATTGCCCTTACTGATTACTGTTTCGACTTGAGTTCCTTTTCCAAGAATTCCTCTGACATCTTCTGCAGATCTTCCGGTATCGTCCATATAGCCGCGAATATCTTCTGGTTTAACTTCTGTTTTACCTAATGCAAATTGAATAGCGTCATAACCTGATTGACCAGGCTTTACTTTTGCTGCTAACTCTTTATTTGCTTTCGCCCACTCCATCATTCCCATATCTTCGGCTTTTTTTACACCATATTTTTTCACACGCTCTTGAGCGTTATAAACAGAGGAAGTAGGTGTAAGGTCGGGGCTGGATTCGGGTTTCTTAGGTATTTCTTCTTTATATTCTTTGGCTTTTGCGAAAGCTGCTTCTGTAGCAGATTTATGTAAGTCAGCAAACTCAGGCTTATTTTGTGAGTTTGGTGGAATAGTAGACTGCTCTGGAGCTTTTATTTGTTGAGTTGTTTGAGCACTTGGTGTGTTCTGTTTGTATCCAAACATGTTTAATGCTTTATTAAACATGTCTGTACCGACTTTTGAACCCTCGTTATATCCTCCACTCATTGTTAGATAATCAAGTGGAGTACCTTCGCCTCCTACAAACATAGCTCCAGTAGATCCTATTGTTCCTCCAAGCATTGATGCAAATGCCCTACCACCGGCAACATATGGATTTTCACCTTGCGAAATCTGCACTCCAGCATCTAGGCCACCTATTACAAGTGGAGCGGATCTATTTAATACTGATTTAACTACACTTTTACCAGCAGGGGTTTGTGCAGCCGATGTGGCATTTGATGTCACAATACTTGAACTAGGCAGGCGTGTGTACATGCCTCTTGGACCCGAAGGGGCAGCTGTATTAGTGTTTATACGCTGAGTTGTATCTACTAAAGCACCTCCACTATTTCTTACTAAAGCACCACCTCGATTGGGTGATGTTGGTTGTGTAACTGGTGCACTTTGAGCAGCCGGAATTTTAGGGGTTGGTGCAGAAGTACTTGTTGTTCCTTTTTTATACCTTTCAATAAAATTTAGAAGATTCTGCCTTGATTGTTCAATTCCTGGAGTATTTTTAATTTCCTGCAACCCCTTAGGCATATTAGGGTTAATGCCTGGTGTTACGTAACCTTTGCCAGTAAATAGATCATTTCTACCTGCAGAGGTGATCAATTCATTAGTTACGCCTGGACCTGGATTCCTATTTTGCAGAATATCTTTCAATGCAGCCATCTGGCTTTTATCAAGTCCAAACTTGCCGTATTGCTCTAACATTCCAGCTAATCTATCCATTTTGTTTCTGTCTGAGCGTATTGTTTTTATTTTATCTAACTTCAAAACTACTCTTGCTACTCTGTTTCCCTATATAGTTATTTTCAAAAAGATGGAGAGAAGCGTAGTAAGAGAATTAAAAACAGTTATATAGAAAACTGCCGTATTTGGCGTGGTCTGTAGTTTGATTCCAAACAAGCAGCATCGCACTGCCCGACTGTCTTGTGTTAATTAGCACAAACACAGCCATATATGGTATGTACCGTAAAATATCCCACATATACCCAAAGATTCTGGGATACGAGTCGGCACATTTAATCAGGCACAAAAAACCGCTCTATAGGGTCCTAAAAATGCTACAAAATTTTTGACACGTCTAATCCCTGTTGTACCCGCCTACCCGGTGGAACAAAAAAAATACACTCAAGTTTTTACTTGTGATTTACTTTTGTTCTAACAACAGATTCAAACTCAAGTTTCAATTCATAAGTTTACTTAAGTTGTTTCACATGTAAGTTACTTATGTTGTAACAGTTGAGTTTCCACACAAGTTGCAATCGTCTAACTCAAGTCTTCCTTTCGTTTAGATCAGATGTTGCAACGTATGTGTATTCATTGATGACACATGTATCATCCGTTGACTGCATCACTGATGCGTAACTTATGCGTGTAGTCATCTCTCATCAATTCAATTACTGAACACACTTCACGTCTATCGACGTGTCTAGTCAGTTGTGTTCTTTGCTCGCTTTGCTCGTGCGTCGTTTCCTCCTTTCTCTGCCGCTTTCGTATCGCCTTCGCGGTGAGCTTTGTCATCGCTGGTGGCGTCTCTGCGGTTGTCCAGCTCCTCGTCCCGAGGATGGCTGGCTTTGAGGGCTTTGCCCTTGAACACATGAGAGCCCGCCTATCGGCGGGTTTCGTTCACTGTGTTCTTTACATCATTCAGATGTACACAGTTTCCTACTTCGAAGTTTACTGTGACGATGGTATTCCCGAAGCTACTCGCGAGTACTTCGATACCTATCACGAAGCACAGGCATACGCCAAGTCCTTTGAGGACTGGGAAGACGTACGTATTGACTATGTCAAGCCTACGGAACCTGCGGACATTCCGTTCTGAACACTGGAGCCCGTCTATCGACGGGTTTCTTTCTCCGTGTTCTTTATATACCTTCCAATGATTCCAGGTCTGTGCCGTGTTTGGTTTCGCGAGCGTAAACCTGACACTACAAATCCTTGGAGCAACTGCTGGCAAGATATGCCATATGCTCCACGTAGTTACAAGGCTTGCGAAAGCCTTATCGATTACTACGAAGGTGAATGGGGACATCTCTACAGCTACTGCATCCGCAGTGCTGCTTGGGGTGATGCCCCTACACCGGCTATGCCGGGTTCACCTGCATGAACACACAAGGGCGTCTATTGACGCCTTTATTTTGTCGTGTTCTTTATGTGCTGTGCACATGACCATTAAACCTGCAATCTTCGGCGCTGTCCTCGGACTAGCTCTCTCTGCATTGCTGTTTTTCTTCGGACCAGCTTGGTATCACTCCTACATCGTATGGAGCTATACCAACTTCTGGTTCCTTGGCTTATGTGGCCTCGTCGGCATGACTTGGGGCTACCTAAGCGAAGCATGAACACACAAGGGCGTCTATTGACGCCTTTATTTTGTCGTGTTCTTTCGATACTTAAGTATCTATATGCGTAAACTCGCTACTCTTACCAAGATGACTGCCAAAGGTCTGTCAACTTGGACATTCGCTCAGTGTGATGGCGTATATATTGCATACGGTGGTACTACTAACCGTTGCAGAGTATTCCGCTCATACACACAGCTTCAAGACTGCATGGTGAACTATGCGTCTTACGGTTACGACTTGGAGCGTCACACGGCTAAGCGCCGTTGGGATCGCCCTACTCCGAAACCTGTAAAGCGAGCTCCTTCTATCCAGCAGGAACTTCCACTGGATGAAGACACTCAGGCTCCACGTCCTGCAGAGGACGCTGTGGTAGCCCTCTATTGAACATCCTGCGATAGGGCGCTTATCAGCGCCTTTCTCGCTCTTTGCCCGATTAGGGCTTGTTCACTTATTCGTTATCTCTTATGCGTTTCAAAGTCCCTGGTCAAGACATCAACGTTCGTCTCTTTGAGCGCGTTGAAACTAAAGATGACCAGTATGACATCTTCGATGTTGGCATTGAACAAGCAGACGGCTCTATCGACAGCATGGTTGTCGGTGGTTCCTTCTCTTATGCCAAGTCCCTTGTCAAAGCCATCGACACCAAAGCTGAAGAAGCTAAAGCTGCCAAGGCTGTAAAAGCTTCCGAGCCCGTCGCTGCTTGACGCCTATGCGCCCTATCGGGCGCTTTATTTTTCGTTTTCTAATATCACTGAAGCACAGCTTGCCCTGCTGCATTCACCAATCCGCCGCCTAAGCCTGTGCCTATAGCAATGGCTGCACGATTACGCGGAGAGATCGAAGCTTGGGTTAATGGGTCACGTGATGCTTCCGAGACTTCCATACCCAATGCAACTGATCCACCGCTAACAAGTGCAACGCCTGCGGATTGTCCTAATGAGATCTGTCCAGGCTGCTGTTGGTCCGCTGGACCACCGAAGCTTGCGGCTAGATCCATTAGTCCTTTACCAGCAAGGGTCACACCTGCCGCTGGTAGGACGTACTTAGATACAGCACTGGCTGCTGGTACGCCATATTCCATGGCTGGTACAACAACATTCTCAATCCGTTGTTGAACTTTGCCAGCACCCTCAGTGCGCTCTACTCCTTCCATCTTCCGTAAGGACGGCTGTCCACCACCGATGGTTGATCCAAGGACAAAGGCTGTGCCTTTAAGGCCTTTAGCCTTACCATCCTTATCAAGCAAAGGGGTGTACATATCTCTAACCCGGCTACTGTAAGCATCGTCTACTCCACGAGCTTTATCAAGTAATCCGGTTAGGAAGTCACCGGCCTTACGTCTTTCCATAACCTATACCTTACCTTTACCAACATTGTATCCATAATGGCAGGTTAAGAACAGGTAAAATTGAATTGAGAGGAATACACTATGTTGAACACATTACTACCGTTGTTACTAGCTGTACCCATTACAGTTACACCATATCAATCACCTTATAATCTTACTGTCGAAGACATGTGCCATGACATTGCCATCTCACTGTCTATGGCTGTAGAAGAGAAAGTGATTGAGACTGTGGACGCATTAGACATTTATGTACGTTGCTTAAAAGTGAAATGAATGAGCTAGTAAAGACGTATGTCCTCTTCCTACTCCTATGGGGCCTATCCTCAGTTGGGGTACTACTTGTCCAATTACTGAAGTGACACTATGTCCGAACGTAAATACCTCAAGTTGTTAAATAAGGCTCAATTAGCAACTACTCGCAAAGAGGCCCGTAAGGTCCTCAAGAAAGCGCGTAAGTTAGAGCTTATTGAGAACGATTTTCAATTAAATGCCTTAAAGAAGGCGTGTGAATAATCGGCTATTACTACAACAACTACCGTGTATACCGATAGCCCTATTAGATACTTAGACAGTAAATTAATAGGGTCGGTATATATAAATGAGCAATGAGCTTTATAAGCCTATATAACATGCAAAATCCCTTTGATCCTTGGATCACACATCAGCGTCCATCTGTATACGTCATTTCAGACTCACAGTTGGCCGCCTATAAACAAGAGCAAACTCAATCAGAGATTGATGAGCTCAATAAGCTAATCGATAGTCATAAGACTTCCATCGAACGCTTAGAGGCTCACGTAGCTGATCTCAAGAAAGACCTTGAGCCAGCTGTAGAACAACCTAAGGCCGCATAACTGCGGCTTTAGTAATAAACGGTCCATATATAGAAACAAGCAATGGCAGATCTAAAGCTATCTTTAGACAAAGCACAAGTTCAAGCTATTCACGATGTCATCTGTCGCGAAACAGCGCAATTCACTACTAATGTGCATCAAGCACCATTACGTATTAATGAACTGCGTCTAATTCAAGCACTCATGTTTGCACATCTATCTGACGTATGACCAATAGGCGCTTAACAGCGCCTTTACTTTCTTGTACTCTTATTAGATTACATGAAAGGTATAGCTCAATCCCACTTTGTCGGTATTCAGCGTGTACAGCCGCACAAGTCGCGGATTGTGCATGCATTTGATCTGGACGACACTATCACTCAAAAGCCTGATGGCTTTGACAACCGTGGTATGTCCAAAGATGCATTCTTTGATGCATCCAGAGAATTTGCACCTGATGACCGCATCGTGGATCTACTACGGATAATGCATCAATGGGGTGATTCGATCGCCATCTGTACGGCAAGACCATCAGACAGGCTCACTGAATCATTCAACTGGCTACGCAAGTGGGACATTCCATTTGATGTCATCCTTGTATCTACAGGCGTCGATAACAGCGGTAATACAAAGCAGCACATGCTGAAGTATCTCCGCAAAAACTATCGGATGGTGGGTACTCTCATTGATGACAGTCCCTACAACATAGAAGGCGCTCGCCTGCAACGGATCAAACGCATCCATGTACTCAAGAACTGTGAGTACTGGAATGCCCATCCAGAAGTAGTAGTCAAGGTTTGATGAAGCTAGTTCTTTATTTCTTCCTTGCTCTCTACTTCAATGCAGATGCAAGATCTATAGGCCTATGCCTACTACCACCTCTATCTAGTACAGAAGCCGCAGACATTTGCTCTGATGAGCAATAGCCGCTAATCAGCGGCTTTAGTTTTTCGTGTCCATTACATGATCACTATGACAGACCTTCAAGTCCGTGCAGCAAAGCGCACTCAGGAAGAGTATCTCCGTCAAACCAAAGAGATGATGAGGGATATGCTTTACCTGCGTAAAGCTGCCAGAACAACCGTGATCGGTTGAGAACACACAATGGCGCTTAACTGCGCCTTTCTTTTTTAGTGTTCTTTTTCTGAATGCTGTATGGCAATCACCTATGACTTCCAGATTGTTGCAAGCAACATTCCAGGTGTATCACAGGTGGTTCCTCAGAACGAAGATGCGTTCTGCTATCTCGTAGATGAAACCGAATTCACCATCTTCTCCGATGGTTCCACGGCTCTGTTCGCAGACCGTGTCGGTGACTTCATCTCCGATGCAGGCCACGCACATATGTGCTGCAATATCGCTTGAGTTAACCACCAATCCCGCTTAACAGCGGGTTTCATTCTTTTTGTAAATTCGAGTACTATATGACTCAATCATTCAACATCCCTGACAGCATTTCATCTGAAGCGCTTGAAGATCACCTCAAAAATGCGCCAACAGATGCTGCAGATAAAGTTGTTACTAAAGATCATTTTGATGATGTATTTGATGAAGCTGAACATTGGGTACAGCGTGCAGCATCTAGCTCAAACAATCCTTTGATTGTTCACAAGCTGATGATGGTTTACATTATTGATCGTATGATCCACTTCCACGAACGTGTAGCTGAAGATTGCAAGTTAGAAGATAAAGACTCATCTGCAGCTTGGCTCAAAGATGCTGGTAAGTTTCAAGCAATGATTAACATTCTTCAGACTATTGAATGTGGTCCTGATGACCCTATGTGTGCTTCCTGTGGTGGTCACGACTAAACACCTTGCCGCTTAACAGCGGCTTTCTTTTTTCATGTTCTTTATCAAAGATTCACTTTGACCAACACTCAAACACGCTACGCTCAGTTCAACGCACTCACCGTCACTGGACGTATCTTCAACGCTGAAGTCGTTACGCAGAAAGATGGGAGCCAGTTCCTTGCTGTGTCCCTCATCAGCACTGCTACCAATGACGGCGCTGATTTGGTGTATACCTTCAACAACAACAACGGCCTCATGGGCCTTCATGAGAAGGGCTACTTCGGTAAAGGCCGTCAGGTGACTATCACTGGTCACATCAAGAATGTCAGTGAGGTTTACACCGACAATTCTGGCCAAGTGCGTATGCGCAAGCGTCCCGAAATCAGCCTCATTGGAGTGACTGTACTGGACGGTGGCCTTGGACCTATGCCTAAGGCTGAAAACAACGTGCGTGCTGTCGCTGGTTCAGTTGTTACTCAAGTTGGCACACCTGCCATCGATGAGACACCTGACTACAGTGACGAAGCAGAGCAGGTGGAAGAGACTGCTCTTTATTGAATAAACTCCTGGCCGTGTATTCCACGGCTGGGTTTTTTCTTTTTCCTAAACCATGGACATCTTTATATATCTAGCAATCTATGCCATCTTCACAATCTACTGTTTCACAATCGCCAGTTTCGACAAAAACTGATTGGAGCTATACAATCGTTAAATCAAAATATGGACTATACACATCAGTTCTTACTGATGGTACACATATGGTTACTGGCATGACTGAAGAAGGCGTTCGTTTAGTTACGGACGACATTCATATTCCAGTAATGAAAGGTGAATACGATGGCTGGACATCTAAACCACACAACGGTATTGTTGATGGCAAGCTCTAATGCCTCTTGCCGTTCTTTCCATTGCCGTTAATAGCTTTCTCCATAACGACTTTATCAGCAAAAATATTGACGGCTTTGCCTTGATCGGCTGTAGTAATGCTTCCAGCAGATTTATTAGCAACATCAAAACCGTAGTTAGTTGCTTTAGATAATAAATCATTTACAAAAGTTTTATCACCCATAATGAGACGTTTAACGTCAGGATCATCAAGCAGCTCAGGATTGTCCTGAATTGCCTTCATAGCATTAAGTTGTACTCTTTTTCTTCGAATTGCTTCAAGCCGGTCTTTCCCTTCACTATCTTGCAAACTAGTGTTAATTGCTGCCAGTTCTGGTCTCAATTCAGTACCACCTAAGCTGTTTGCAGTGGTATGTCCCATCTGTGTTGGCATATTGCCAGTGTATGTGTTTGTATACAAATCACGGCCATAACTACCTTTGTATAACAAATCTTGCGCAGCTGCTTCCATAGCCGCTCTATCTCCTGCATATCTTCCATGAAGACCTCTTTCAGCTAGCATTCGCAATGAATCATTGGTCAATGAAGTTGCAATTAATCTAGCCAAGTCGTAATCACTAGTTTTAGGCGAGTTGTCAGTAGCCAAAACTCTTTTACCTGTTTTCATATATTCCTTTTCAGCGCGTTCTGCTCCATCTAAAGCGTCATACAGCGCTTGTGGAGTATAAGCATCTGGCTCAACTGTCTCAACAGAAAGCAAGCCAGCTTTTCTGCTTTGATTTATTAGTGGGTTACCATATTCGTCTGCTTTAAATTTTAAATTATTTGCAGCCAATAAGTCTAATACTCCAGGACGTTTGTAAAACACTCATACACATACCTATGTTTATTTAATTCGCATAAGTATCAACATCTACTATTCGATTGTATAAACTTTGAGGGCGCTAATTAGCGCCTCTAGTTAATACTGTCCTTTCAACTATTTTTTATGGACACGCAAATGGTTTTGATCTCTAGACCTGCAGTCGAAGAGATGTTGATCAAGCTTCAACGTGCTGAGGGTTATTGCCTCAAAGCACGGCCAAGTATTCCGTTCAATCCTGAAACGGATATTTATGCTGAGCCAACTGAGTTTTATTCAGGCGCATCTGGATTTGCTGGCGCTACTTTGCGTGATGCAATTCAAACGCTTGAATCACATTTAGCTGGCAACTAAGCTAAGCTTGTCACAGGCGGGAAGAAGAACGACGGCACCGCCTACCCGATCGGGTATCAGGCATTTTTGTCGTTTCTGTCTGTGTAATTGAGGGGTTGCTAGATGTGGCCCCTCTTCCCATTTATGCCCAGGTGGCGGAATCGGTAGACGCATCGGACTTAAAATCCGCTGACATTTATGTCGTGCGAGTTCAAGTCTCGCTCTGGGTATTAATTAGATAAATTAATTGTGTTGGACAAAATATATATGTGCCGTACAAAGATTCTTGTAAACGTAAACAAGCACGTGATAAACGTCGTCAACACATTAAAGATGAAGTAAATAAACGCCTTACAGCTTGTGAGCACTGTGGTGCTTTTGATATTGCCTATATGGATTGGCATCATGTAGATCCATCTACTAAGGTTGCAACCGTTAATAGGCTCAAGAGAGATTCAACTCTTGAAGCGACCTTGGCTGAAATTAAGAAGTGTATTTGTTTGTGCTCTAACTGCCATCGTAAGCTTCATTATTACGAGCAGCCTAATAAACAGCCTTAGCTCAAACCTACCAAAATCGTTATTATATAAACATTGCTTTTAATGATGACATGGGTAAGGATAACAAAAGATCATCTTTTGGTGGAAAGCCAACTTCTTATGATTATTTGAGAAAGAAATTCAACGATAATTTCATACCCAAGCATACAGAAACTGAAGATGGGCTCTTCTATGAAAAAGAGCGTGATGAAGCATTTCAGCGCTATTTGTATACAGGTGATAAATACTCTGGTTTTTCTGGCGGTGAAAGGAACTTTGCACGGAAAAGGGACAAGTTAAGAGGAGGCTCATTTGAAGATGAGCTTTTTGAAGCTGGCATTCCGCCTTCACAATGGGATTATTACGCGAAACAAGCAGGTATTAAGAACGTCAAAGGTAGTAATGTAAAGCAACTAATTGACTTCTACGATCGTGACGAGCGTTATCAAGGACCTGATGAAAAAGAAGTAGATACCTCTACTCCTACTACCAATCCTGTCGCTCAAGACTTTAAAGATAAATATGTAGATAAAGTAATTGAAAAAGTTATTCCTAGTCAATCTACTGGAAATGTAACTGGTGGAGACAATAGTATTGTTGCTCCAATCAATCAAAGCAATGAAATTTCGATTACAGGTAATAAGAACAAAGCTTCTCAAGGTAACTCTGTTGCTCAAATGATGAACGACATGAAAGACTCACTGCGATTCGCATATTGAAACCACGCTTAACTACACTTGCTACGCTATCTCCCTATATAGTTATTTTAAAAATAGATATATAGAGAGAGGATGTATTAAAAAAGGTATATATAAGAGATCTTGTGTAGCCAGTGTAGCTTGGAAGTAGTTTTTGCCTTTAATCCCTTGCTATGAGTAGCGTTTCGTAACTACACATAATTTACTCATAAACTCAAATACTCATTGTGCAAAAATGGACCGTTAAAATACCTATGCTTTTAAAATGGGGAATGGCAAAACGAATCAACTTCAACATGGCTAGCGAATGCCATGCTCTATTAAAAAGCTTCTGTGCAATAAAAGATATAAGCGTTAGTGAGTATTGTTACGAACTCATTGCTGCTGACTTTGCCAAAAACGTACGAGAAGATCCCCAGATACGCCAGTTACTACTTAATGGCTCATATCCGCCTGGAAGTAAAGCTGACAAATTGCAAAAAGAGATTAAACAAGAATTCAACAATGAGTAAAATTCACTTATCGTGTACATATTTTGCAGATAAATGTTTTTGTAGCAGACAATACAAGACATAAGTAGTTCAACTCGATAAAAAGTGTGTGGCGCTTACCAGCGCCTTTCACCAAAGGTGTTCTCTATATATGAACAATCAATGCCCGCAAATTTCACATCCGGCTGGCTCGGCAACGGCGAACGTGCATGGCACGGTATGGGAGTCGTCACTGACACTACCTTGCCAGCGCGA